TGCGGTGCTAAGTGTGCTGAGGCTACTCCGGCATACTCATAGGTTGCCTTTAGGCGCTCTCTAGTGAGATCGCTACTGTTTAGCCAATCACCTGCACTGTTTTGAATTCCTTGTTCGATGATGTTAATAAGCTGTTCATCATCTACTTTTTCTTTATAACCATTAGCAGCCATTATAGTTTACCTCCACTACCACTGTAAAGTGGCTTAGAGGCTTCCATAGACTTTTGGTTATAGCCTTTGCTTCCAGGCTGAGACAGTGGCGTTTTACGCTCACCTGTTTTCTTAGCCGGTTGCACAGGTTTTACCTGTTGATATCTTCCTACATTGGTCATTGACTGCTCCTGAGTTTTACCACTTTACCTTATTAGCCCAATAAGCTGCACTCATTGGACCCTTTTTAATATTAGCTGCATGTCTAGCTTTCCATGCTTTATTTCTACTGCTTCCATCAGGGCTTCCGCTTACACCCTGAGAGCCAAATCGAATAAGTTTAGGTTTATCATTTGGTCCATTAACTGCTACCGCATGAGATTTTGTTTTATGATTAGGTGTACGCTTAGGCTTATTGAGGCCGCTAAATTTTTCACCTGCTATTTCGATTCCCATTTCCAGCCTCCTTTATTTGATTTAAAGTTCTACCGCATCCTATGCAATATTTGCCTGTAGAGTCTAATGTACATATCCCTACACATGGACTACGCTTTGTGTTCATGACCCATCCAAATCCCGAATACGCCTGTCATGACTCCCATAACAACTGAGACAAAAGCTGATTGTGCTCCTGTTGGATCGGGGATAGCCATAAACCATTCAGCGCATCTCCAGCTCATGACTGTACTTGCAAGCATCATAAGTCGTGGGAGAATCTTCCACTTTAAAAATGTTTCTACACTCATGTTGTTCTCACTGTCGCTTTCTTAGTATTCTTCACATACTGTTTTTTCTTTTTAATACCTTCACGCTTTTTCTTAGTCGTTGCAGCATACTCTTTATCTGTGAGACTAGCTAGCTTAGCTTTAGGTAGATATCGTTCTCCAGTAGCTTTTTTACCGACAATAGAGTTTTTACCACTTTTAGTACCCCAATCTTGATTAGTCCACTTAATCATTGAAATAGCTTCTTTGGAGAGTGGTCCCTTCCTCTTCATGACTTATATCCCCCACCCTTAGCTTTGTACTCTCTAGCCACCATCTGCATTTTCCTGGCGCTATTCTGTCCTGGATTACCGCCTTTAGAACCTGCAAGAATACGCTTGTAGATACTTGCACGGAGTGCGGGTTTAGTGTAGTTACCTGCACTATTCACAGTGCTCTTTTTCTTTGCCAATGGTCCAGGCTTTTTCATGAGGATTCTCCACTATCGGACATTTATACTTATGATGTCTGCTTTTTCGTAGTCTTTTAAAATCAAAGAATGGGCTTTTCCTACCCCTAGCAGCCCTGACTAGGTGAGGACAATGGTAGTTTCCGTATCCTTTTATTGTAGGCTCTTTTAATGCGCTTTCTCTGTCCTGGCTTCCAGTAACAGTACTTTTTAGCTCTAGTGAGTGCATCATATTCATCGCCATTTTTTAAAGGAATTCTCATTGTAAAGTGAGCTTATCTAGCTCCGCTTGTAACTCTTCGTCCGTTAAGTCAGCAGCATCTAGGTTTGTTTGAGTCACATCCTGACGAGATAGTTTAGGAGCCTGATACTCTGCGAGTATACTTGCTACTTTAATAATCTGATCAGTGTCGCCTTCTTCCATAGCCTGTACTAATACGTAGTTAAGTGCATGGATAGCGTCTGGTGCTTCATCACCCAGTTCCTTCATAGCTAAGATAGTTTGTTTAGCTATCTCTCTTTTTTCTTTATTCTTTAGTCGTACTTCAAGCCCCTTCTTACGCCATTCCTGAGCCATCTCAGAGTCTTTTATAGAGACTAGGTTTTTTAAACCTGGATGATTTGGGTCTCCCCGAATAGCTTTGGGATTTTCTTTCTCTGTCATGTCACTATTCCTTTAGTCATAACCATTGCGTATTCTCCTGCTCTAACTGTCCTACCTTGTCTCTCCAAGATACTGTATCGTCTGTGAGTCTATGTTGGTGAGTTCGGTATGCCTCGAATGCGATTGCAAGAGCCATAACAGTATCGTCAAAGTTTCCTGCGAGGGCATTAGTGCTCCCGTTTTCTGCTGCAACATAAGTCCGTAACTCCCCTACAATAGTATCTGAGGGAATCCATAGGTCATCTTCCTCAATAGCTCGCTTCAGGTTTCCTATTATCATAGGCTTAGTAGAGACTGTTGTCCTAAAGCCTGGCTTTCCACCTTCATCGTTTAGTAGGTTCGCTGCCTTAGTCTGATAATACAGGTTAACATAGTTCATCTGCTTTAGGCGGTTTAGAGTAGCGATACCTAGACTGTTACTCTCTACAGCTAGTAGAGCATTGTTGTAGTATCTACCCAGATAGAATAGAATATCACCAAAGTTACTAGGATCCGTGAAGTTATCTCTAAATAATGCACAGACTTGTCTCTCCTTATTCATTACCACAGCTGTACTATGGTCTTGTCCTACGCCAAGGGCTACATCAGCCCCAATAATAAACCTATCTTCAAAACTGGGTGGTACCCAAATCTCTAAGTGTCCCTCTTTAGCATCTTCAAAGTAGCTACTTCTCTCATCATACTCTCTAATATACTGAGGTGCCTGTACTTGAATGTTATTTATTACTTGTTGATCAAATACGCTATTTCCAGTGACTAGAAAGGCCTCTTCAGGACTTGCAGGGTACTCTTGTTTAAACTTTCGTTCCCCACTCTCCGCTATCTTCAGCCTACGCCAGTATAACTGATCGTTATCTAGATCGTACTTTTCCAATAGCTCCCATTCTTCAGTCGTTAAGTCCATATCTTCAGGAGCAGTCCTACGGTATTCCGAAGTTATGAACCAAGGTAAGAAAATAGGGATGTATTCGTTTTCGCCTCTCATAGCGCCTTGGTATAGCCTATAAAACTCTCCAGATGCGCCATTAGCGGTGCTTTCCAGTATCACTTCAGTGCCAGCTTCCTGGGAGATTCCCTGAAAGAGTCCTGCTAGGATCTGTTCATCGAACTGCCAGAAGCCTACTTCCGATAAATGAGCAATAGTTGGGGTAGTTCCTCGACCAGCTTCTTTAGCTCCTGCAGTGTATAGCCTATATCCGCTTTTATTTTCCTGAAATATGATTTCCTTAGCGTTACTTTTCTGTAATTCTGGAGGATTCTCCATATTATCGATAATATTACGCGACATATTGAACAAAGCGTCTGAAGTAGCGCTATCATGCGCCATAACGACAGACCTTGTGTAGGGAGTGAAGAAAGTTTTCCAGAAAACTCTAGCTGCACAGTAGGTACTGATACCCTGTTGTCGCGCTTTGAGTACAATTGCTCTAACTTTTCCGGTTTCGTGTAACTGTTTTTGTAATTGTTCGTTGATTATACGTTGTGCTTCGTTGAATTCAAAGGGTACGAAGCCCTGTGAAGCGTTTTTAGTAATAATTCTAATTTGTTCTTTACTAAAAAGTTCAAAGTCAGCTTTGTATGCCCCCTGTTTTTCTCTACGTTTAGCTTCTTGTAGAAGTTGTAGTTTTCTTTTATTATCCATTTAGATTGTCCTCTAAATTTTCCTATAAGGGTGTGTTATAGGTCCAAAGTGGTACTAATAGTTTCTCTTTGTGTGTTAAAAAGATGTGGCGTGTGTTGGGTACCCCCGCTCTGTTTGTGGTCCCCCTGTTTCTTTTCTTCTTGTTTCCTCCCGCCTTGCTCTCGCTGCCTTCGGGTGGCGGGGGTCTTTTCTTTGGCTGTCCTCGTGGGCGCTTGGTTCTCCCTTGCTGAGCGTCCTCGTGGGTTGCCGCTGTTGGTTTCCCTTTACTGAAGGAGTGTGTAATGACTGGTAATCAATTGTTAGAACTAGCTGATCAGCTTGCTGAGAAAGTAGACTATCTGCTCAAGGTGGTTGATATGCAGCAAAACATAATCGATAAACAGAAGGAAATAATTGAGCTGCTAGAAGGAAAGTAGCCTCCAGGGTAGTCCTTACGGGGACTATCCGAGAGGACACTTCTGTCCTGTGGGCAATCTTGCCCTTTAACCCTAGTA